CGTTCAACGTGATCGATGGTTCTCAGGAGCTTTTACTTACTATCTGGATCTTGGAAAGGATCTGGAGAGTAAGCTCGCTCGGCATGCTGCCGAAGCGAAGAAGCTTCTGGGCATCAGGATGACTCCTGATGCCTTGTACAATGTGACGCCTTGGAGCTGGGCTGTTGACTGGGTGTCTAACCTTGGGGACGTAGTCCACAACGTTAGCGCATTTCAGCAAGACGGCCTGGTGATGCAGTACGGTTACATGATGGAGCACACAATCGCTTCATCAGAGTACGTACTCGAAGGTTATCGCTATCGCGATCTCCCTCCGGGTAGGATGTCTCAAACTTTCACTACAGAGTGGAAGAAGAGAATCCCTGCATCTCCGTTCGGTTTTGGCCTTTTTGACGGGGATTTCACTCCTCGTCAGCTGGCCATCATAGCTGCCTTGGTTTCTACCAAGAGCAGGCGCAGGACCTGAGATCATATATCTCAGGTACAATTGAATATACAATTGAATACTGCGCACAACCATGGCTCCCCTAGGGGAGTCCCGAACTGTCAGGATAGTGTCTTGTTCACTGAACCCCAGACTGTCACCATCAATGCTGTGCCGAATTCCTTAAACAGAATTCCGGCTGGGCCGAACACCGGCATCTTGCAAAAAGATGACGGAAACCTGAAGCTTTCGATTTCCCATTCTTATGGGAACCGAACGCGACGGGTGGCCCGCATTGATCACCGCACGATCGTGTCTGATCCCCTGAACCCGACGCAGAACAAGCCATATAACGCGGCAGTATACCTCGTTATTGACTTGCCTGCGAACGGTGCAGGTTATACAGTCACGACCTCGAAGCAGATTGTCGACGGTTTTACCGCCTGGCTCACAGCTTCATCCGGTGCCAACGTCACCAAAGTTCTTGGTGGCGAGAGCTAAACGGCGGGCGCTCATATTCATGTGGTTGACGATGATCGTTTTCACGATCTACGGATACACATTGTTATGGGCGCTCCAACCGAGCTCACAAGGGGCTTGTAACAGTCCCTAGGTCTGGCATTGCAGAGTGAACGAGACTCAGGATGGACTACCACCATAGAAAGGGTGGAGTACCATGAAAAGCCTCACGCTACTCTGGCAGGAGGTGGCCAATGAAATGGCCACTCGATGTCGTGCTAGCACCGACCTTGACATAAAATATGTCAAGGGTAGAGTCGAAAAGGAGGGAATCGAGTTTTTCTCGATTTCACTCCCGGCCTTTGGCGCGGACTTCCAAAAAAGTCTCGACGCAGGCCGCCTGCGACCAGGAGGCTTCCGTGGCTTCAAGCGACGGAAGTCCTCCTACATGCCCCGCTTTCTGAGCGGGTTCATGAGGCAGGTATTCGACGACGACTCCGGTTGCCTACTGGATGACCCAAACATCGAAGCCATCTTCGCGATACGTCAACTCACGTTGATGTTCGGGAAGATTGAGCTTGAATGCACTGAAGAGCGCATTCAGGCTGCGATGGATGGGTATGTTCAGTTAGAACAGGAGGTGAGAGAACATGACAAAGCTAGAGACCCCTCCCTCGTGGAGAGGTTTAGAGCGATGTCCGCTATGCTCTTCGCCCAGCTTTTCCAGGATGTCGATGAAGACATCTTTTACGGAAGGCTGGTACCGAAGCATGGCCCAGGAGCTACTGCTGACAGACTTACGGGAAACCGTAAGTTTGAGCAGTCAGAGTGGACCGACAGACTGGAAAGAGTGTTCCCTGCTGGGGAATATCTCTTGCCTAACTGGCGTTACCACGAACTCCTGGCTGATCTCACCTGGCTGGAGCCCGGTCAGGAGCGGCCTGTAAAGGTCACTCCTGTACCTAAAACGCTCAAGGCACCAAGGATTATTGCAATCGAGCCCACGTGTATGCAATATACACAACAGGCTGTGATGCAATCCCTTGTAGGTAGAATCGAAAAGGATGACATCCTTTCAGACTACCTTGGATTTCGCGATCAGGAACCCAACCGTCGAATGGCCTGCGAAGGCTCAATCGGCAGTCGGTATTCTGGCGATCGCCTGGCGACTCTTGATCTATCAGAGGCGTCAGATCGTGTCTCGAATCAGCTCGTACGAGCCATGGTTGGCAACTTTCCCCACTTGGCTGAGGGGATTGATGCAACTAGGTCTCGGAAGGCTGACGTACCTGGCCATGGTGTAATTCGCCTGGCCAAGTATGCGTCTATGGGCTCTGCACTCTGTTTCCCGATCGAAGCAATGGTTTTCCTTACCATTGTGATGATTGGGATCGAGAATGCAATAGGCACGGAGCTGGACCGTACGGCTCTTGACGAGCCCGGACCCGAAAGAGGGTTCCGCGGTCTGGTGCGGGTGTATGGGGACGATATCGTTGTCCCCGTGCCCTTTGCACGCTCAGTGATAGAGGCTCTAGAAGCTTTTGGGCTTCTGGTGAATCGCGACAAGTCTTTCTGGAGTGGAAACTTCAGAGAGTCTTGCGGCAAGGAGTATTACGACGGTAATGACGTGAGTATAACTCGCGTCCGTCGTTTGCTCCCCTCGTCACTGACTGACGTTCAGGAGATTGTGTCTTCTGTGTCTCTACGTAACCATTTTTACATGAATGGTCTGTGGAGCACAGCGGCGTATCTCGATGATCTGTTGACAAAGGTAATCCCTATGCCAACAGTGAAGGAGACATCTCCCGTGCTGGGCAGAGTGAGTCTTTTGGGCTTCGAAACCCAAAGGACGCACCCTTTCTCCATAGCCCCCTCGTCAGGGGCTATGTGGTGAAGACGGTCCCTCCCAAGTCTCAACTTGATGGGATCGGAGCCTTGCTCAAGGTGATGCTGAAGCAAGGGGACCAACCCTTTGTTGATCGGCAACATTTAGAGCGTCAGGGACGCCCCTCAGTCGTCGACATCAAACTGAGGTGGGCCTCTCCCTTTTAATAGGGAGAGGTGGCCGTCAGGCCTGGAG